CGCAGGCAGCACTCCATCTCGATAAGTACTCCCTTGATAGTACCCTCGGAGTAGACGCAGTGGTGCTTTGCCATGTGCTCGATGAACTCATCAAACTCCACCAGCTGATGCACGGCACGGGCGAACCACTTACCATAGGAGTCATTCTCCTTGTTCTTGTTCTGATACAAAACGTAATTAATCATAACGCTATTAGATTTAAGTTGTGTGGCACTATTGCCGAGTGCAAAGGTAGTGCTTCCGGCTGGCTTGATGATGGTTTCTGATGGTTTCGGGCTAGAACTGCACGTTATTGCACGTTATTGGCGGGTATCATTTTCGTGGTGTCACGAAAATGGTGTACCTTTGCAGCGCAATATGAATAACGATAGTTTTCAGATAAGGGAATACGGGCGAACGGAACTGGCACAACTCTACTCGCCCGACATCACATCGCAGGCGGCTTGGCGCAAGCTGAAAGAATGGATAGAGCATAACTCTAGCCTCTATGATGAGTTGTGCGCTCTGGGCTACGATGGCAGTAAGCGCACGTTCACGCCCCGTATGGTGTCTAGAATCGTTTATTATCTCGGTCGCCCATAATTATACCACCCACACCATAAACGCCCGTTAGAGGCAAAGAAAACGGCGATTACCGATATAGTAACCACCGCTTTCCAATAGTATTGTGCCAAAACTTATTTTAGGGATGTGCCTAATCTATTTCATTTCTTTAGTACGTTCATCAGTTCGTTAAACTCCGCGTTCTCCTGCAACGTGTCGCAGAAGAATTTCAGAGTCTCCTTGTAGTCCTCATTGCACATCTTGCAGCATGTGCGGATGGTGTGGTCGGCGACGGCAGACAGGATGCACATAGCTTCGCCCATATCCATTTCTTTCTTGTCAAACTCCTGCCACATGAACTTGCTGACTTTCTCAGCAATCTTGATTTGCTCTTCTAATGTCATAATTCAATTCTTTTTATGTTTCTTTTTTGTTTCTTTTATTTTTAACCAAAAAGTTCAAGTTGGACAATCTGAGGTCGGCTGTACTGCTTGTATTTCTTCTCTACCTCATCATACAGCCTCGCAATCATCTTGTTATTGTCTTTTCTTGATTGCAGATAGGTCAGGATATACCTCCAAGCATATTTCTTGCACTCCCGCTCGCTCTCAAATCCTTTGTTCCATAACTTGGTATCAGCCTTGTCTGCCCACGCTACCCCAAAGCCACCTCCACCAGTACCAGTGTTAAAGTCAACACCGAACGCCCAAATACCATTGCCGCAATGGGCATATTCGATGGCGGCTGAATATCCGTAGGCTCCACCTTTGAGCGTTACTTCCTCGCGCTCAGGATTCAGGCATATATCAAAGTCGTTCCAAACATACTTGCCGATGGTAGTACGTATCTGTTTCTTTTCATCGTGCCTGCACTCACGGCAATACTCTGCCCATTCCTCTTGATTGAATGTACGCTTTAAGTGCCGGATGGTATGAAACACCTCACTCATTTTATTCCTGCTCTAAAGTTATTTATTGCGTCTCTGCGTTCTTCAAAGGATTTCCCCTCGTTGGCTTTCATCATAGCCCGATAACGCTCGCAGTTGGCATTAAAACGCTCGTCTGCATCTTGTTCCTCGATTGAACCGTCAACGTCTATGCCATACTTTTCTCTGATACTTACTTTTGCCTTACTCATCTTTACCTCCTTTCTTATAAACTTTTTCCAAAAACAACTTAACACACTGCTTATTAAGATTCTGACAATTGTTATAACAGTAATCACCTACACGCTCTTCAATCATTTGCTCACATATATAATCGTTGTCCTCTTGCGTCTCTACAATGAAGTCAAGTGCCTTATCTAATAATTCGTTTGCTTTCATATCCCAAATAGTTTTATTTCATCAAACTGGTCTATCTCCCATATCTGCTTGCCGTAGGTCTCGGCTGTGTACTTCTCAACGTTGCACCCCTTGCTTTCCCACCATCCGCGGTCAAGTACTATGATGTCGCTCTCCATCACCAAGCGAACGCAAGTACCCATAATTCTTGCCTCGGTATTTGGCAAGCCATGACGGGCAATCGCTATATTTCCCACGCTGCTTCTGATGGTAGCTGAGGGATGCAGTTCCAGCACCTTTGTTTTTAACTCGTTCACTCTTGCGAGTGCTCCACGTTGTTTCTCAATCAGTGTCGGCTCCTTGCGTCCGTTCACTGGTGTTGCTATATATACTTTCATACGCTTATCCTATCATTATGTGATGTAACTGTTTTGTACGCTGGTATTGTTGTTCTGCCTCAATACCTCTGATGGCTGCTGCGATAGATGGGCGAGGGGAGTATGTACGTTTCTTCTCTGCCCAGATATTACATTGTGCTCGTTCGTTCCAACCTACTACCTCATAGGTTATCAACCAGTCGCCCTGCTGCAACTTATGCGTGTAGCCTACTGGTTTCATCGGTGCATTAATACTCATTACGCTCATAATTACTTTTTCTTTTCGTTATATATAACACGTGAATCGTTCTTAACCGGATAGCAAATATGTGCCCAATTCACTTTAGCTTTATCCATAATGGAAATAACTTCCTCCATCGTCTTATCTGTTTCCACGCAGATCTGTCCGAAAGCATTATTGAGTGCTACTTCGTTAAAATTTGGAACTATACATCCTCTACCTCTCTTATCAAAGATACAACGCTCACAGAATTTTGCCTTTTCATATTCGTTATTTTCCTTGATTTGAATATAATACTTTGCCATAATCCTAATCTCTAAATAAGAAAAACCAAACTGCTACTAACTCAAGCACGATGGTAATGAAAAAGCCAACCATCACGCCTATAAGAATACTAAGTACGTTCATAACTCCATCTGTTTTAGTCCTACCTCGCAGCCGAGAACATCGGCTACCCTTGCCAGTACATCGAAAGGCACGTTATAGATGCCTGCCTCGATTTTCTCAACGTTCTTCTGTGTTACGCCTGCCATCGTTGCAACCTGCTCAGTACTCCATCCTTGTGCCTCACGCTCAGATCTGAACTGCTCTCCGATGCGCTGGCGTTGCTCCATCTTCTTTTCTTTCTCCATTTCAGATACTCGTCTCTTACATTCTGCTTGTGTCATACTCTTTATTTTTTAATTGGGTTATTTAAAATACTCTATACACTTAAATCCTTTTCTTGGCTCATAATCTTCAAAATCCATCGACTTAAAAAGCCACGCACGATTTGCCCACCTACTAATATCTTTCTCATACTGGGTTGGTTTACGCTTATTTTCGTAATCCCTGAAAGGCTGCACAAAAGGCAAAATACCCAAACGTTTCAAAGTTTTAAGTCTGTGCAGGTCTTGCTCGGGAGTGGAATTAAAACCCACCAACACGTAACAAACTATCTTATACGGCTTGATATGATTTGTTATAGCCTCTAAACTTTCCGTAAGGTCTAAACTCGGCAGATCCCAAGCGATATGCACAGAACCTTTTAAACGTAGAGTGTTCAACGCTGCTGCCTGCTCCTCGTTCATAATGCGGATATCTACACCGTGGAACTTTATAGGTAGATGCTGCTTGCGCAAATCTTCTACTGCCGCACGCCATTCAGGGTTAGCAAAAAAGTTGTTATCAAGCACCTCAATCCATTTTGCGTTAGGATTCCATTCCATCGGTTTTACTGGGTGTATATATCCCTCTTTATCGTGAACAAGACAAAATGGACAATGGCGGATGCAACCTCTTGAATAAAACTGAACGGAGAAACGATGCTGGGGATAGAGATCGTAAGCCAGCCCTGAATGGTTATCTATTTCCTCAGGTAATTGGCTCTTGATATCATATCCAGTACCTCCCTTTATCAGCTCCTTTGTCTTGTAAAGCATAATATCAAAGTCAGGGGTAAAAGTGAATACCTTGCTTGCATAAATCCGGTCATAATCCCCGAACATAGGCATAGCCCATTCAACTTTATCCCCTTTTGTTCTGTGATATGATGCTATTTTCATCAAAGCAACATTCGGGAAGTTGTGCCCATCTACATCTATTAAACCGATATTCATACCTTTAAAAGTGTTAACTGGATATAAAGCTGAGGAGTAGGGTATTTGCTACCAGTAGTCTTGCTGGTGTACTCACCGCACTCGAAACCCCAAATCATATGCTCATAACGCTTGCAGAATCTATCAGCTATCTTGGTGATTCTCTCCACTACTATACGCGACATTATCCAGTTCTTATTGCTATGGATTGTTGTGGTAAGGGATGTACCGCAATCATCGGTTTTGATAATCATTTCATCCTCGAAGATGTCAGTAGCCTCTTTCAGCTGTGCCTCAAGTCTCTTGGTAATCTTCACTGCCTGCTTGTTTGTTGTAACCTTTGTTTTCATAATGCTTGCTATTTAATTGTTTGACTTCTGTTTATTAGTGGGAGGGTTGCCCCTCCCTGAGTGATTTATGCGAGGTAATAACCCTCAAGTAAATCATTGTACTTGATAACCCCCTCTCTTTTAAGCTGACCAAGTGCCTCGCCGAAGTTAGCCCAAGCACGAATCTCGTTACAAGCCTCAAGAATATACTTTGGCTCGTGATTGCCGTGATTAATAGCTCTAAGGATTTTAACCTTTAATGTTTCTACTGAATAAGCTGTTGTAATCATAACGTTTTTGCCAGTTTTATCGCGTTGCCCCCGCTTTTTAGTGAATGAATTAATGTTTGATGTTGCAAATTTATAAAGAATTTCCGAATCCTATATCGGATTATCCTTATTTTTAAAAGTTTTTAAAGAGAATCCGTACTTTTTAAAAGATTTTAAAAACTAAAACCTTATTTTCGAGCAAAATAATACCCGCGAACTTCACAGCTAGCGGGTATCTACGAATAACTAAAAAATAATAATGTTGATACAATCTAGTCTAGTCGTGTTTATTGCTGTCAACCACTCGCCAGTAAGCCATCATGCAGATCTGCTTGATGTGCTCTCGTTCGGCTGCTGAGAAATCGCTGCCCAGTTGCTTGCAGATAATCAGCTTGTATGCCTTGATGATATGGTCTACATCGTACACGCCTTTCTCCATCAGTCGCTGGATAGGTGCACGCTGGAGCCTCAGCCCTGCCTCCACTGCCTTATAACTCATCTCCGTATGGTGCTTTTGCTCCATCTGTATCTGGATGTCTAACTCCTTGCGGAACTGCTTGCTATCCAATAGCTGCTCAACAGTCATTCCCTTTAGTTCTAACGGCTTTACGAACATACGCTTAATACTTTTATACCACTTGAGGATAAAACGCATTACAGCGAGTTCTATCCTGATTAATACCTTTTTCATACTCCCTCCTGCTTTTGTACTTTCACTGTGTCATTGCTGCCCTTGATATAACTCTCTTTGCTCACCTCGCCCAGAACCTCACGGAGTTCCGTGTCAAAGTTCCAGTAGTCGGCTATGCGGTCAAGCCAGTCGTGCAACGACTCATCCTTTCTGATTCTCAGTTCCTTTTTCATAATCTTTCTATTTACTTGGTTTCTTTCTTATCTGAATATATCCCCTGCGTGCCGTTTCTTCTAGTAGTGCCCAGTCCTCAGGCTTGACCTCTACTGGCTTGCAGGTCTCTCCGTTAACTGTCACGCAATGAGGAAAACCGAAACGCTTATTAATCTTCTCGATTTCCTCATACGTGCAGTTATAGTATATATACACATCCACCATACGCTAAAATGGCAATTCCTCTTTCTTTTCTGCATAAGGTGCTGACGGATCGCCCTCCTCGAAGTCACTGAAATAACTCAGGTTAACATTGAACTTCACTTTCTCCTTTGCCAGTCCGATGTTACGTCCCTTTGCTATGGTGATGGTGGCTGTCTCGTTCTTTAGGTTCGGGCGATGGATAAGTACTCCCATATCGCACGCTTCCTCAATCTGACCAGAGCCGCGCATCTGATTCAGTCGTGGCTCGCTCTTGCTGTCTCTGTCGCTTCTGTTAAGCTGACTGAGCGCACACACCACTATTCCCTCCTCTACTGCCAGTCGTTTCAGATCGCGTGCCATATCGCCCAGCGTAGCCTCTCGGTTATCCTTAGAGCCGTTGACAAGTATCTGCAAGTAATCGATGAAAACCACCTTAACGCCATATTTCTTCTTTAATCGCTTAACGCTCTTGCAAAGCTGGGTAAAGTTCGTCTTACTATCTTCATCGAAGTATATGGGCAGTCCTTTCATAGCCAGTGTGCCGTCAAACACTCTCTGGTACTCCGTTGGATTCAGCTTGGCATATAGTGCCGTGCTAGCCGATACCTCAGTACCTCGCGCACTCATACGGGCTACTAGCTGCTTGGCTGTCATCTCCATCGAATAGTAGGCTACTGGTGTACCCTCCAATGCTACGTTATACGCTATCGTACTGGCTAGGGTAGACTTTCCCATCGAGGTGCTGCCTGCTACTATTATCAGGTCGCCATCGTGCCAGCCATAGTGAGAATCAAAGATATGTAAGCCCGTCATAATACCTTTCTCGCCCTTGTCAGCCATACGGTCTGCAATATCGTTCATCAGGTCGCCTACTACATCGCCAAACGTTACCACCTTTTCTCCGGCATCGTTGGCTACCACCTTATCGAAGTCGTTGGTCAGCTTTGCCACGTCATCAAGAGTGATGGTGGGGTCTACTACCATACTCTGACCTTTCAAGAGCAGAGCCATCATACGCCTGCGTATGCTAAGATCTGTCAGGAATGCAATCTTCTGCATAGTAAGCGAGAAATCGCCCGTGCCCTCTAGGATAAACCTCTTAACGTCTATTCTACGCTTTTCTAGGATAGTGGCTATCTCTACCATATCGGGCAGTCTGCCCTCGTCTGCCAGGTCACGTATCACCTCGTAGGTCTCTTGGCAATCCCTATCGTTGAATATCTCAGTGCTGAGGTGTTCTGATAGTGGCTCATACAGATAGGGATTGAACAGTATCGCTGCCAGCACCTGTACCTCTGCCTCCGTATTGTGCAGTTTAGATAAATCGTCTACGTTCATTGCTCGCCCTCCTTTGGTAATTCTATTTTTGCCCAGTGAGTAAATGATAAGTGCTTTTTTGCACCTTTGCCAATATAAAGTGGGATATACTCAAATGATTGGGTGTACCACCCATTATTTGAATACATGCCATTTGAATATTTTACGATAGAGGGAATGAACCTATTTCCTCTATAAGCAAGTACATAATCACTTTCGCCACAAGCATCAACTTCGGGTATTTGCTCTGATACTTTTATCCATTTCATTGTTCATCCTCCTTAATGATTATCAGTTTTACTTTATCGCCATCTTTTAAACCAAGTTCCTCAAGAGAGAATGAATCGTGCGCTATGCATCCGTAAATCTTATCATTATCTCCGTAATAGTCGAAAGTAATTACACCATCTTTAGCATTCTTCATCATCTGCTCTTTCTGCCAGTTAGCTCCGTATAACACAGCATCATACTTGGCTTTCTTATCTTGCACACAATATTTCAAATCGTGTGGTGAATCTTCTGGTATGCCAGCATACTTTCTTGCAGCTTTCTTCAAATCCTCGCTTATAAGCTCTTCTTGCATAGAATCAATGAAAGATAGAAGTTCCTTACAAGCTTTTTCTTTACCATAACTTGTACAAGCGGCAGATTTTAAACCCAATTCTACTTGTCTATTTTCATGTTCTAAACTTTGATTATAAAGCCTTATAATCTCGGCTCTGATTTTCTCTTTGTCAGTCATTGCTCATCCTCCTCCTGAATGATTGGTAAGTTCCTGCGCCTGCACCAGTTTAAAGCAGTCTTATAAGCGTCTCGGTTATTCTTTAATAATGGCTTATAGTTATTCATATCATCGAATATCTGTAAGATAGCCTCCTCGCCATAGGTTTTCTTTAGCTTTCCTGCCTGCTCTCTTGTAAGTGGTATATCCATCCTCATAAGGTAGGGATAGTGTTCTTTCATATAAGATTCAAAAGCAAAATCCTCAGGCTTTTTGGAAATATCGCTAGATATTTCTTTTTTATTATCAATATTAATTTCTTCTATATTAGATAATACGTCAGTATTAGATAATATATTATTGCCTTGCCCTTTTTCCGTCTTAGACGGTTTTCCGTCTTGTCTGTTTTTAGGCAACACGGGCGTTTCTTCATTTTCCTTTTTTACCTTTTTGCCTGCGTGACTTCTTTCTGATTTAGGCACTGGCTCTGCATATAGAAGGTAGTGCCAACCGTTCATATAACCATCTTTATCTCTTAATGGCTTACGAACAATATAACCCTCATCCTCAAGGAAAACAACTATCTTTCGTATCTTTCTTGCGTTGACCTTTATTTTCTTTGCAATGAAGTCGATACTCAGAGATTTGCCAGATGATAACTTAACTATCTTGCAAAATACACCAACTATTTCTGCATTGAATTTCTCAACGACTCTATTGCTAACCATTATAAATTTATCCTTTGGTGCAAAATATGTTATATAACTATTATTTGTCATAGTCTTGCATTTTACGGATGAGGTCTTTGATAACCTCTCCGATTGGGCGTGGTTCATTACAATTCAGCATTTTCTTTTTCTTTGAGTTCTTTGATGGTATCTCTAATAAATGCTTTTTTGAAGAATACTTGGTCTATTGATAATAAACATACTAAGCCGTCCTCTTTCTCCTCTAACTTTGCTCCATTAGTAGAAAAAATATCTAAAGCATCGCAGCCTTTAGTTTTTCCTATTGGTGTATTTACACTATCTGCTACCAACCAACTGCAAGCATAACGATAATCAAAATCAGATTCGGAATCACCTCTCCATTTGCATAATACTTCACTCTCAGGGTTGCAAGCCTGCAAAACACCTATCAACTCCTTAACTTTCATACGTTACCTCCTTTCTCGAACTTCTTTAATAGATTAGTCATCATGATGTGCTGGTCGAGCAGATCTGTGATGTACTTCTTTTCCTCAGGAGCAAAAGCACCAAATTCTAAATTCTGCAACAACACATTAGTTGCATTGGCTGCTGTCTCGTACAAGTCAGCAGATGAATACCAGCTCTCTAGGAACTCCTGAACTGCCTCTACATTCTCAATGCAGGTGTTCAACTCTTTTTTCTGTTCTTCTTTCATTGTGTTTAAGTTTTGAACATTAATAAAAAAACCGCAGTCGGAGCTGTCAGGTACTTAAACGTAGACCTTGAGGGCATTACTGCTACCTCACTCCCTTGCGGCGATATTTCTCTCTAAAGTTGTTGATACAAAAAACGCTGCGTCTAAGCAGCGGGAATCGTACCCGTTTAAGTTTTGACACCGCAAAATTAAAAATATTATTTCATACCAACATCATTTTACTCTGTTTTTTAATAATTTTTAAAAAGTGAGCCTACTCCCATCCCCAATTTGGTTTCGGCTCAGGTAGGAACTGCCAAGCACCTAAAAGATATATATGAATATGACGATAACTTTCTAAAAACAGCCCCTCCAGCTATTATGCCAAAGGATAGGACTTATACATCACCAGAGGGGCATAACTTCAAACTCATTACTTCTAAATATGGCTATAACCATCGAAAGCGGGAGCAAAGATAGAAAGAATTTCCTTACGTTGTACTCTCAGCCCTTATCTTTTAACGTAATTTATTGAATCGTCTTGCACTTGTACTCGCACTTGCCAGTCTGCTCCAAGATGTCTGCCTTGACCAAGTCCTTTAGACAGTTATACATCGTTGGTATGGTCGTGCCCATCGCTCCTGATACCTCGGTATAGTCCAGAGGTACTGCACTCTTGCCGTGGTTGCTGTTCTGCCAAATCAGAGCAAACAGCACCAACTTGTTTCCACTCAATCCTAACTGGCTTACCTGCCAGCCCTCAATACAAATAATTCTTTTCTTCATAATCGTTTAAATTTATTGTTATTTCTCTAAATATTCCTCTACAACAGCCTTGAACTCCTCAAAGCTATAACATACCACGTACTTGGATTTATACTCCTTACAAGCCGCCTCAAAGGCTTTCTGATTCTCTGACTGCCTGCCGCCTGCTTTCTTCATCTCGATGCAAAGGGATGCAAATCCGTGACGAGGCAAAAGCAAAAGCAAGTCAGGAGCACCACTCAGCACGCCCTCATCTTTGAGGTTCTTTGCCGTCCAAGCATTACGTGCACCTCCATTAGGTATTGACATGAAAACTCTGCTAGCCTCAGGGTATCGCTGCCTAAACCAGCTTACGCACTGCACTTGTATCTGTCGCTCTGTTAGTGGTTTCATATCAAGTGGAGTAAATTGTTAAACATACGGCTGTATCTCAAGCCTGAACCTTTAATCGCATTACATAAATGCTCATACTCTCCGAGGTCGAGGAATATCTGCACCTCTTGCTCGTTTGGATTGTAACCTGCTCTCATAATCTTAGTTATTTTTGATTTATTTTCGTTTTAACGCGTTTTTATATCAAAACCCTATAATTTATTACCTCAGCACCTAAACGCCCGTCAAATCGCTTTAAAATGCGTTTTTTGGGCTATTTCCCACCAAATAGATGAACCGCAGCACCAAACACAAGGTCGCTCTCTTTGATTTTATGCTCCTCCACGCCATCGTCTGTGCCAGTGACACCATCTGATATGGTTTTCTTCGTCTGTATGAGTTCGTACATATATTCATCAATAGTATCACGCCCTAAAAGGTACACGCAGTTTACAGCGTTCTTCTGTCCGTTGCGGTGTGCTCTGTCCTCAGCCTGGCAACAAGCGGCATACGTGAACGGGAACTCAACGAACAGCACGTTACTTGCAGCCGTAAGGGTTAAGCCTACACCTCCGCTCTGGTAGTTAAGTATTATCAGTCGTGTGCGCTCATCCTCTTGGAATCTGTCTACTGCGTATTGTTTCTGCTCTGCATTCTCAGCTCCAGTAACGACCACAGCATCACGGAACTCTGACTTGAGATAGTCCACGACCTCACGGAGATAACAGAACACTATCAACTTCTGCCCCTGCTCTCCGTCGATGACATTATGGATAACATCTACAGCACCCTTGACCTTACCACGTGCGGAGATCTGCTTGAGTACACCCATCTTAACCATAATAGCACCTCTGATGGTTCGCTGTATCTTCTCATCGTCTGCGTCCTGATACTTCTTTAGGTAGTCGATAATATCGCGCTCAGCCTCTTTGTATTCCTTGCGGTTGTCTATATCAGTAACGAGGTAGCTGCGTGTCTTATCGGGTAACTGCGTCAGCACATCTTTCTTGAGCCTACGTACAAAGCAATTCTTACGGAGCAGGTAGTTGAGCTCTTTCAAGTGGCTTGCCTTATGCTCGCCAGCGCAATACCTCGCCATAAACTTAGTATATCCTCCAAAGTCCTCTAGGCGATTCATAATGTTAAGCTGCTGAATAAGGTCGATGTTGTTATTAACTACTGGTGTACCTGTCAATTCCAAGATATACTCCTTTCCCATCGCGATACCCTGCACAAACTTAGCCTGCTGCGTAGAGTGGTTCTTGCACTTGTGACTCTCGTCAATTATGATAGTCCTGAATAAATCCTTGCGAGGGTCAAACTCCACGCTCTTGAGCGTAAAAC